CTGATAGAAACAGAAGCCACTGGAGCACCTCAAAAACACCATCATACACTAAATCAGTAAGTTGGCAGCATCACCCATATCCAGCAGGAATATCATCAAGAAAAAGTTCAATGTGTCAGCCTGGAAACATATCCAGGCTGGTTAGCATTATTTAACCTTTCCGTTTCTAAACACCATTTGCTTAGTTCCGGTATCATATTTTTCAACTATGCCTAATATCTCTTTGGAATAATCAATGATTGATGTGGTTGTTATTGGTTTATTATAGGTGTATTCAAGCTTGTAACCCTTTATTTTTATTTTAAAATCACCCGTGCTAGTTTCAAGGTAAGAATTATTCAATTCTTCAGTATAGCTACCTTCACCATATTGGATGTTGGGAATTTTCTCTACCAAGCAATTGGCTAACTCATATAGTGAAATTCTGCTTCCGTTTTCTTCATCGGTAATGAATATTTCATTGTTGAGTGTTGTGCTAAATTTTTCGTCTATTATATCAACATTTATATCTTGTTGACTCTCTAACCAGCTAGCGTCAACAAAAGGAGAGAAAGAAGTTATATTTGGAGTTGAAAGAGCTACAATGTTTAATTGTATAGTTTTAATTAAGGGCGTTCCATCTGGAGCAGTCCATTCTCTGTTGTCAGCTTCTCTTACTATAAGAAGGTCTATTTTATGTTGTTCAGCTTTTATTTTGGCTCCACTCTGGTAACCTGTCTTCGTCGCATAAATAAGCCTTAATCCAGGGATGTCATTTGTTTTACCGATAAATGCATCAATTTTTTCCACTGTAATGGTTGAGGCGTAGTCTTTACATTCAATTACAGTTTTGTAAACGTACCCTCCTAAATCAAATTCCCAATAAACATCAAATTGTCTTGCGATACCATTTTTATCTATTATTTTCTTATTTGTTTCAACTTTTATATTTTTTACATGGGACATGCCTTCGGCTGCTATCAAGCTTTGTTGTATAGCTCCTACAAATTCCTCATAAGCCTTGCCGGTGTTTTTAGCCATGATAAATTATTCTCATGTTTAGTTACTCTATCCCTTTACGCATTACCTTATCCTAAATTGGTTAAGGCATTTGAAGGGGCCTTTGAGTATCCTACAATGTATGCAAAAATTTACCATCTTATTGATATAAATTATGAAGTTATGTATGTCAGTTATCATTTTTTTTGATTCAATTTTGCCCCCTAACCATTAAACATCAAACCCTCAATGACTTTCACTTAGGCTTAATCCCATTACCACTTATGCGTATTGCGGCGTGTATTGCGTTTAATGTCTTTGCAGACACAGTGATAAAAAAAACTTCGTTACTTCAAAGACTTCTTTTCAAACCATTGCATGATGATCCATAAGCCCTGGGGGTTTGCTGGTGGTGATGCGAGCGATATGCGCGACTATGCGGATCTTCTCGACAAGGTTGAATCCGTTCTTATCCCGGCCTATGCGCAGAAAACCGGAAAATCCACCGAAGAAATTGCGGCAATGCTGGAGGACGAAACCTGGATGAACGGCAGCGAGTGCCTTGAACTGGGTTTTGCCGACCAGGTGACACCATCCCTTCAGGCTATGGCCTGTATTCATTCAAAACGTATTGAGGAATTTGAAAAAATGCCAAAAAGCATTCGCAACATGATCACCCCGCCGCGCAACACTACCCAGCGTGACCCGGTTATTACCCAGCCTCAGGCACCGCAGGCAAAAACAGACCCGGCGCCGGATGAAAATGCGATCCGCGCGCAGGTGTTGGCTGAGCAGAAAGCCCGTGTTAACGCTATCGGCGATCTCTTTGCCATGTTCGGCAATAAGCACATGGAACTGCAGAATCAGTGTGTGGCCGACCCTGATTGTTCCGTCGATAAGGCGAAAGATTTGCTGCTGGCAGAACTCGGTAAAACGGCCACGCCGTCCAATAAAACCACCCAGCCGCATATTCATGCGGGCAACGGTAACTTCGTCGCGGATGGTATTCGCCAGGCACTGATGGCGCGTGCCGGGTTCGAAGGTCAGGAGCTGGATAACGTTTATAACGGTATGACGCTGCGCGAGTATGCGCGTATGGCCCTGACAGAAAAAGGTATTGGTGTGGCCAGCTACAACCCGATGCAGATGGTTGGCCTGGCGCTGACCCACAGCACCTCTGACTTTGGCAACATTTTGCTCGATGTTGCGAACAAAGCGCTGATTCAGGGCTGGGACGAGGCGCAGGAAACCTTCGAGCAGTGGACCAAAAAAGGCCAGCTGTCAGACTTCAAAACGGCGCATCGTGTCGGTATGGGTGGTTTTCCTTCTCTGCGACAGGTTCGCGAAGGGGCTGAGTATAAGTACATCACTACCAGTGACAAAGGCGAAACCATCGCGCTTGCCACTTATGGTGAAATCTTCTCAGTAACCCGCCAGGCGATCATCAACGACGATCTGAACCAGCTTACCGACGTACCGATGAAGATGGGGCGCGCGGCGAAAGCAACGATTGGCGATCTGGTTTACGCCATTTTGACCAAAAACCCGAAACTTTCAGACGGAAAGGCGCTGTTCCATGCCGATCACAAGAACCTGAGCGCGGGCGCAATTTCTGTGGCCAGCCTGGACGAATCGCGCAAGCTGATGCGTCTGCAGAAGGAGGGGGAGCGAACCCTGAATATCCGTCCGGCCTACATGCTGGTGCCCGTCGCCCTGGAAACTCTGGCAAATCAGACCATCAAGTCGGCCAGTGTTAAAGGTGCAGACATCAATGCCGGGATCGTTAACCCGATCCAGAACTTTGCAGAAGTCATTGCCGAACCACGCCTGGATGAAGCTGATGCGAAAGCCTGGTATCTGGCTGCTGCGAAGGGCACCGACACCATCGAGGTCGCTTATCTCAACGGCGTCGACACGCCGTACATCGATCAGCAGGAAGGCTTCACCACTGACGGTATCGCCACGAAAGTGCGAATTGATGCAGGTGTGGCGCCGCTGGACTATCGCGGCATGACCAAATCCTCTGGTCAGTAAAAAAACAGTCCTGACAAACAGACGCCCGTAAGGGCTTTTTTTATACCTGAAACCAGCCCCGCAAGGGGCTGAATGGAGAAGTTATGGCTAAGAATTATGCGCAGGACGGGAAAACGATCCCTCTGGTAAACGGTGGTGCAACCGATGTTCACAGCGGCGACCCGGTTGTTGTTGGAAAACTTATCGTGGTGGCAATTACCGATATCCCGGCTGGCGATACCGGGGACGGTTTTACTGAGGGTGTTTTCCTCCTGCCAAAAGTATCCGCAGATGCGGTTACTGCCGGGGCGCAGGTGTATCTGAAGGACGGCAAAATCACGATCGAAGAAACGGACGCCGTTGCCGCGGGCATCACCTGGGAAGATGCAGGGGCAAACATCACCGTTGTTGAAGTTAAGATCAATGCCTAACCCCTTTGACCGGATGGCGGCGCGCATGGACGCGGCCACCATAAAAAAGATGGGAAAGACAGCGATCATCAATGGCAGCAGCTATGACATTGTTCCCGCCGAGCAGTTCGAGGAAATGGGGCCATTGTCGGGAACAGGTACTTCGCTGGTGGTTTTCTCTGAGCTTTACCAGCCACGCCGAAACGACAGTGTCGACTACGACGGTAAGAACCTGACCGTTACCCGCTATGACATGTTCAACGGAAAACCCCGCATCCATCTCGAATGAGGAGGCGCTATGTCTGTGAAAGGACTGGAAAGGGCTATTCAGAACCTGAACAGCCTCAGCCGGTTAATCGTTCCTGAGGCAACCGCAAAAGCACTTAACCGGGTGGCCAGCAGAACGATAAGCCAGGGGAGCAAAGCTGTAGCGAAAGAAGTAACAGTTGATGATAACCGGAAAAAGGAGCTTCCGGTTCGTCTGGTCCGCCAGCGTTCCCGTCTGCGCAAGGCCCGTCACGATCGCCCGGTCGCGTCGATAAAAATCAACCGCGGTAATCTTCCTGCGATAAAGCTCGGCACGGCGCGCGTCCGGCTCTCGCGTAAAAAAGGGGCCAGAAACGGAGCGGGCAGCGTCCTTAAAATCGGGCCCTATACCTTTCGTAACGCTTTTATCCAACAGCTCTCGAACGGGCGCTGGCAGGTCATGCGGCGCGTAGGTCAGGCCCGTTATCCGATTGATGTGGTCAAAGTTCATCTTGAGACACCGCTCACCGTGGCCTTCACCGCTATTTCAAAGCGCCTTATTGAAAGCGATATGCCCAAAGAACTTTCCGCAGCCCTGAAAAACCAACTGAGGATCCACCTGAAGCGATGAACAGACACAGCGCAATTCGTGCAGCCATTCTGGCAAAACTTAAAGCCGAGATCACCGACACGGTCACCTGGTTTGACGGGCGCCCTGTTTTTCTTGAAGAGCAGGATCTCCCTGCCGTGGCTGTATACCTTTCTGACGCGGAGTACACCGGCGATTCGCTTGACGAAGATTCGTGGCAGGCGGTTGTTCACATCGAGGTATTTCTTAAAGCCTCCAGCCCCGACAGCGCGCTTGATTCCTGGATGGAAGAGAAAGTGTATCCGGCTATGGCCTTCATCCCGGGTCTGACCGAACTGGTCGAGACGTTCACCCCGCAGGGCTATGACTATCAGCGGGATGATGAAATGGCCACCTGGGGTTCAGTCGATTTCACGTACTTAATCACCTATTCAATTTAAGAGGTACTTATGCCTACTCCAAACCCGCTGGCCCCCGTGAAAGGTGCCGGTACCACCCTCTGGCTTTACACCGGAACGGGCAACGCTTTCGCTAACCCACTCTCGGATATCGACTGGAACCGCCTGGCGAAAATTAAAGAGCTGACGCCGGGCGAAATGACCGCCGAATCGTATGACGACACTTACCTCGACGACGAGGATGCCGACTGGAACGCGACGGCCCAGGGGGCAAAATCTGCTGGCGATACCTCGTTCACCCTCGCCTGGAAGCCGGGCGAAGAAGGGCAAAAAGACCTTGTCGCATGGTTTATTGATGGCTCAGTACGCTATTACAAAATCAAATACCCGAACGGTACCGTCGACGTTTTCCGCGGCTGGTGCAGCAGCCTGGGTAAAGCCATTCCGGCAAAAGAGGTCATTACCCGTACAGCGAAAATCACCAATACCGGCAAGCCGGAACTGGCAGAAGAAAGCGGGACCCCGAATATCCCCGTGACCGGCGTTACGCTCGATAAAGCCACGGCAAGCGTGGCCGTCGGCGCAACCACAACGCTCAGTGTGACGGTTAACCCTGCCAGTGCCTCAGATACCTCGTTCCGCGTGGCAACCTCCGACGGGGCAAAAGCAACGGTCACCGTTAGCGGCAACGCGATCACCGTCACCGGCGTGGCGGCAGGCACCGCTGACGTTATTGTTATGACCAGCGACGGTAATTTCGTTGCGGTCTGCAAAGTCACCGTAACTGCAGCGTAAGGAAGGACGCATGTTTCTGAAAAAAGAGAAGTTCACCTGGCAAACAGAATCCCTGACCATCTTCGAGCTGTCGGCGCTGCAGCGTATTGAGTTCCTTACGTTTATGGCCGCAGAGGAAAAGGCCGTCAGCGCTGACAGCGACGGCATCAGCGATCAGGAAATGACGGCCAGGCTGATAGGCTCAAATATTCGCTGCGGTGCGCGTTTGATCGCGATGTCTTTGTGGCATAACGATCCGGCTGGCACGGATGTGGAAACGCTTTATCAGCAGGTGCTTAGCGGCTGGCCGCCGGAGGCGATCGGTAAAGCAGAAATGGAAGGCTTTGTTGAATAAATCAGATTTCGGGTAAGTCTCCCCCGTAGCGGGTTGTGTTTTCAGGCAATACGCACGCTTTCAGGCATACCTGCTTTCGTCATTTTGTTCAGCGCTCGCACCACGGCCAAAGCCTCCGCAACCTGACCATCGTAGTCACGCAGCGTCAGTGAACCCCCGAACAGCTGTTTTACCCGGTACATCGCCGTTTCCGCTATCGAGCGACGGTTGTAATCTGTTGTCCATTTCCACCGCGCATTACTCCCGGTCATTCGCTGATTAGCCACTGCACGGTTACGGTCTGCATATTCACCGGGCCAGTAACCCGCACCTTTTCGGGGTGGGATAAGCGCGCTGATTTTCTTACGCCGCAGTTCATCGTGACAGAGCCGGGTGTCGTAAGCGCCGTCTGCCGATGCTGCCCTGATTTTTCTGTGAGTCTGCCGGATAAGACCCGGGAAGGCTTCTGAGTCCGTCACATTGTTCAGCGACAGGTCAGCGCAGATGATTTCATGTGTTTTACTGACAAAGGCGAATGAA